AAGGAATTTACCATTCTTAAATTCTAAGAAAATATCACCAGGATGATTACTCATTACTCCTCTTGGTTTTGCTCTGTAACCCCAATAGACGTGTTTGATTGGGTGAAATTTATTGACACCCTCAATCCATTTTAGCACATTTATGGCGTTCTGAACCTTTTCATTGAACTTACCCGACTCTGCTTTATCAATGAAATCTTTACCCGCTTTAGCATCCTTTGCATTCAGATAACAGTTCAATGAGTTATTATTATTTTCAATAATCTTATTGTAAAAATCTTTTACGTTTTTGACAGACCTAGCTTTAATTCCTGTTTCAAATGCAACACAAGGAAATAACTCTGTGATACTTGCATTGAGGGTAGTTTGTGACATACCACCCTTAGTTGGTTTATAGATGAATCTATAAGTGGTATTGCCAGATTTGACATTGGTTACCTCCATAGAGGAGACACCCATTAATTTTCTACTTACCGTTCCAACTCTAAATTTTTTTAATGCCTTCTCAACATCTTCACGAGTCTTATTTCTATCTGCTGATCTAACTACATACTCTACTACTTTAGCACCAGCAGACTTGACTTCTACGATATCATCAACTTCTTTATTTGCCTGAAATTCGTTGAGAGCTTGATTCAACGCTATCAAATCGTTCATTGACATTTTTATTTTTATTTAGATAGTCCTTCTCAGTCTGATACGGAACTATCTCTCCGGTCTTTAGTTTCCACGCATAGACAACCTCTGGAATCAACCATTCATTTATTTTACTACAAGATTCCCAATTGACGGGTTGAAGACAACCCGCCACAGTTACTGTAAAAAAGGCAAAGACGTAACTAACTATTAATAGCATCAACCATTGCCTTAATTACTGCACGCAGTTCAATAATACGTTCTGGTGCGAACTCAATACTGTACTGTTCTTGTTCTTTGGTAATAACTTCAAGAACAGCATCAAGTTGACGGGGTGTAAATTCTACACTAACAGTTTCTTTCATCGGTCATCCTCTGCACGGTTTTCAGAATAATAGATATCGAACTGACCACCAGGATAGCGCTTCTCAAGTTTCTTGACGTTGGTTTCTACCACTTCTTCAAAAGTGATACCCAATGCCATACATGCTTGAGCAACATACCACAGCAGGTCACCCAGTTCAATAATAAGGTGTTCACGGTTATCTTCATTCCAGGGTTTGCCTTGGAAAATAACCTTCTTAATAATCTCCAAGAACTCACCGCCTTCTGCATTGATACCCACACCAGCAGTCAGAAGACGCTCAATGTTAGCACCCTTTTCATCCAGTTCAACAAGACGATCAGCAAGAGATACAAAATCGGTAGAAGCGTCAGAAGTGACTGCATCTACAAACTTTTCATAACGCTTGAAGTCAATTGATTTTGCCATTAGAATTTAAATCCTTCGAATGATTTTTTCGGTTTATCTTCATTAAAATTATACTCTTCTTCTTTCCCATTGTCAAGGATGTCTTCCTGTGCGGTTTGTTCGCAATCGTATAGACGCATCTTAGCACGGTCGATACCAACAACAAATCGCTTATTCATATTCAAATCGTTGTAGCGATTCTTCAACTGCTTCACAAGTATCTGTCCCAAGGATTCCAACTCCTCAGTAGAAATAAGGGCAAACATAAGATCAGCAGTAGCAGGGAGACCAAAGGACTCAGAAGTATCAGTGAGCTCAACATCGCTGCTACCATAACCAGAACGAGTGGTCTGCGTGGCAGAAACGATAGGGACGTTTGCTTCAACAGCCAGTCCTCTAAGTTCTTCAGCAATTGCTTTAATATACGAATATGAATTGACAGAGCCATTTCCGCGATACCGTTCGGAAGCACATATATTAAGGTAATCAATGAAAATAATATCAGGTCGGAATGACTTCTTAAGTGCAAGTTCATTAAGAAGTGCCTTAAAGTGTCCACTGTGTGCGGATGCAGTTGGGTATTCTTTAATTATAAGAGTGCCTTGTGTTTTTTTGCCAAGATTAGTTACTTTGTTTTCAAACATCAACTTAGGCAGTTCTACCAAGTCACCGATGGGGACATTCAGAAGGTTAGCATCAATTCTTTCCGCAATTTTTTCCTCAGCCATTTCCATCGTGATGTATAAGACGTTCTTGCCTTGCAGTAGAACACTACTTGCGAAGTGACACATAAACAAAGATTTACCGACGCCAGTGCCAGCAAGAGCAATATTGAGCGTTTTATTCGGTAAGCCACCCTTCGTAATTTTATTGAAATAATCCAGATCGAACGGAATAAGGTTTTCCTTCCTGTGGTACGACTCGTAACGTGCTTCATAATCTTGTAGATAATCGTGTCCAATGTTGTTATCAAACGATACTGCTAACGCATCAGAAAGAATAGAAGGAATCGCATCACGGTTCCTCTTATCATCTTGACCATCAGCAATCTGAATAGAATCCATCAGAGCAAGATAGATTGCTCTGTCTCTACACCACTTCTCTGTGCTATCAAGCATCCACTGATGTTCAACTACGCCATCATGGATGTTAGAAATGATATCCCGTGCTGTTCCAATCTCATCCCCAGTGAGATCAGTCCTGCTCTCTACCTCAATAGCGAGTGCTTCCTTTGTGATACCACTATTATATTTTACAAGAAACTTTGTAAGTTCTTCGTATATAACTTTCTCTACCCGATTATCAAAGTACTCTGGTTGAATGAAAGGTATAACTTTACGCGAGTATTCCTCGTTATGAACTAAGTTCCTTAGAATTGTAAATTCAAGTCTTTCCATGTTGAGGATTTTTCTTATGATGAGGAGCGTCAAATACAAAGGTGATTCTAACACCTTCACCCACATTCACTGCTTTGTGGGGTAGTTTATTATTGAACCATAGCAGGGTGCCTGGTTTTACTATGATAGATTCATCTCCCACAGTATACTCATATTCACCCTGAATGGAAAGGTGGTATCTATCCTTTGAAAGATAGTAAGTTCCTTCATCAATATGAAGTCCAACTTGTTCACCAGGAGGCAGCGCAAGAAATCCACATCTTCTCATCTTCTTGAAATACTTTGACAGGTATTTCAGAATCTCAGTGTGATGTTCGTATGCTGGTGTCTTGATACAAATTTCAGTATCACCAACATATTCATCTTGACTATTAACTCCACCCATAACCAACTGAAGAACATCCGCTGTAACTAGATATTCATTTGGGTCTAGAAGTTCTGTATTCTTCAGGTTCTTCTGAGAACCCCAGTCTTCTGGATACTCCTTCAGTTGTTCTAGGATTTTAGATACATCTATTCCAGTCTTTATGATGCAGATGTTCTTCATGCACCATAACTAAACTCACTCTGAGCGATGACTTCTAACTTCTCCATGACTTCTGGTGTGAAGTATTGCTCTGGGTCTTTGAGGATTGCTTTGGCATAGACTTTCTTACCGTCTATCTCATAGCGTCCAGCAACGTTTTTCCACATACCACCGAGCTCACCGAGTTCAAGAAGACCGTAATATCGATCAAGACCACGCTCATCGTAATAAAGACGCACCGTAACATCCTTGTTCTCCTTGCTTAAACGCGACTTAGCAGTCTTTGCCTTGATAAGGTTTCCGACAACTGCTGTTCCATCTTTTTCTTTTTTCTTGCTGAGATATATGATGGTAGAGGCAGCATACTTAAGACCAGAACCACCACCCATCTCTTTAGTAGGAACATAAGCACCGATGACATCGTAAGTGTGGTTTGTGACAATCATTGGTATATTAGCCTGTCCGAGTTTCAATGTCAACATGCGGAAGGCGCCTTTGACCAGTTGTGATTTTGTCATATCACGAACTTGCTTTTCATCCAAAGCATCACGAATCTCTTTCTCAGTAGACAACATACCAAGAGAATCCAGAACGAACATGCAGGGTTTGCGTTCGTCAAGTGGTTTCTTCAGGTAGATATCAACTGCTTTGAGTGCCTTGCTACGGAACTCTTCAATGGTAACAACATTGACCACAACAACACGGTTTAGGTCAATGCCGCGACTTTCAAGAAGAGACTTATTAACTGCTGCTTCAGTGTCAAAGTACAGACAGTAACCATCAGGATTGTTATCCAGAAAATTCTTAACCACAGCGAGACTAAAGAAAGTCTTGCCAGTAGAAGACTCACCAGCAATGGCAGTAATCTTGTTGCCAGATACACCGCCAAAAATGCTACCTGATACAAGTCCGTTAAGAATGTACGAACCCGTGTCCACATATGTTTCAGTGTCATCAATATCGGCTGCGAGTTTTGTGTAGTCATCACCGATCTCTTTTACAATATCTTTCAAAAAGTCCATAATTACATTACAAATCCAAACTGTTCACGAGCAATCTTTTTGTATGGTCCACCTGGATTAGCATCTCTAATCTCCTTAATCCTTACAAGTTTTTGATATAAAGCAGCATCACCACCTAGGCGAAGGGCACTAATAATTGTGGCAAGTTCTTTATCGTTGATAGGCAATTCCATTAAGCTTTTTTCCATCCTTTATGAGAGTTTCGTTTGTTGTTCCAAATGTTTGACATACAACTTTGCTGTAGATTTCTATCATAGCAGAATTGCGTCATATTATCAACCTCAATTATTT